TGTTGCAAAGCTGCTGCATAAGTTTAGTGGAAAGCAATTCCAAGAATTTTATTATGATTCAGAAGGAAATAAACAAGTGATTGAAAACAGGATTGAGATAGCTGATATTGATAGGCATCTGACAGAAGTATTGCATTACTTTAAGATATTTAATCCAAAGCAAGACAATCGCAGCAAACAAGTAACGCCAACAGAGTTCTGGGAGTATGCAGTTAAACACAAGGATGAATTAGAGTTATTCAGCGCAGTCATTGATTCTTGGAACTATATGAAACATGATACTGATGGATTTTCAAGAGAGGATAAATGGCTTGAGGCAACACTATCCAACAGAAATGAATTAGCTGAATCAAGCGGATTACATTTTCACACCATCATTCATCCAAAGACTGCAAAGAAAGATAAAGATGGTAAAGTGATTATGCCAGATATGCACCAACTGAAAGGCGGTTCTGAATGGGGAAACAATGCAAAGTCTGTTGTAATAGTTCACAGAGATTTTGATTCACATAGTTCTGATATTAAAATTGACAAAGCAAAGCCTGCTATTGTAGGTATCAGAGGCACAACGTCATTGAGTTATGACATTAAGCAAGGCAAGTACTTTGAGATATTAAATGGTGGTTTTAAGAAATACGCAGAGCCATTGTCAGATGATGAGCAGATTCCGGTGCAGACAGAGATGCAGGTTATGAACAATGGTTTGTTAGAGAAGTTCAGAGGTGAGCATGATGCACCTTTTTAACGGCTCTAATAAAATGTAGTAGCGCACGAACAAACATTGAATAGAAGCAGAACGCCAACCTGCGCTATTCATTTTATTTATTGTTGGCAAACGTTATTATTATGGATAAAGAAACAGCAAGAGAACTTCTACAAAACTACATTGATAGACAAGTAAAGCAATTTGGAAAATTTACACTACCTATTAAAGATGTGGTAGTTTCAGAAACAATGGGATTTGATGTGCAACAAACAATGAATTGCTATACTTGGCGATATTTAATAAGTGTGGCTTACTCATAATGTTTGCCAACAGTAGTATAAAAATTGCGTAGTTGTTTTTATAGTGTGTTATAATTATTAAACAAAACAAAATGAAATTAAAAGTAGGTACAGATTTTAGTGGTATTGGTGCGCCAGAACAGGCACTAAAGAATTTAGGTATTGATTTTGAATCAGTATTTGCTTGTGAGATTGACAAGTATGCAAGACAATCATACTCAGCAATTCACGATGAGCCAAAGAGATTTTATAATGATATCACAAAACGTGATCACAGAGAGGTTGAGCAATTAGATTTGTATGTTGCCGGGTTTCCTTGTCAATCATTCAGTATGGCAGGGCAGCGCAAAGGATTTGATGAAACAAGAGGCACACTATTTTTTGATGTTGCAGAGTTCATCAGAATCAATCAACCGAAATGTTTTATTTTAGAGAATGTTAAAGGGTTGTTATCACACGATAAGGGCAGAACATATCAAACAATCACAGACATTTTAACCAATGGTGGTGGTACATTAAACGGTCAGATAAGCATTGATTTATTTGATGATGGATTAGGTTATCATTGCATTGCTCAAGTACTCAACACAAAGGATTATGGAGTACCACAGAACAGAGAGCGTATATTCATTGTTGGATTCAAGGATTTCAGACAGTTCAGCTTTCCAATTAAAGAGCAGTTGAAGTTGAGGTTGAGAGATATGCTGCAAGACAATCCAGAATCAAAATATTATTTATCTGATAAAATGATTAAATATTTAAAAAAGAATCAAGATAAAAGAGCAATTCCCTTTGCTGATGGAAGCGAGGATTATGCAAACTGTATAGTTTCAATTTATTACAAATCACCAACAGATGGTCAGTACTTGGAAGTCGATTGTGTACAGTCTAAAATCAGAAGATTAACACCATTAGAATGTTGGAGATTGCAAGACTTTCCAGATGATGCTTTTGTTAAAGCTGCTGATGTTTGCTCTGATACTCGTCTTTATCAACAAGCAGGTAACTCAATAACAGTTGCGGTCATTCAAAAGATTATGCAAAAGATTTATTAAATTTAAAGCATGAACGATATTAGATTAAAATTACCATTTGCTTTGGATAGCATTTTCTTGATTCAAGGCAAGACTTATGAGATTGTAGATAGGGCAATCAGTTGGAACGTAGAGAATCAATGTGAGGTGTTTGATTACAAGATGAGATTATTCAATGATTTCGGCAATTGGTTTAATGTAACGCATCAGAAATTAATCAATCAAAAGTACAAAGTTATTCACAGAGAGTTGTTTATTAAAGCAGGTCTAAAAGCATTCTGATGGATATTAAAATACTAACAACAAAAGTAAAGTTGCAGCATCTTCTGGAGAGGATAAAAGCAAAAGGTGAGAATGAGAATCTGGATGAGCAGCAGACATTGATTGAGGCAATCTTGTTGATATCTGAATTGCAAAAGCAATCAACAAAGCATTATTCAGTTGCATCAGAATATCGTCACAAATGGGCAGAGGGTAAAATGGAAGTGAGGAGTTTAAAAGAAAGGTGTAAAAGATTAGAGGATAATTTTGAGTTATGAATCTGCAATAAAAGATGTGTACTCTTTCTTAATGGATTTGAGCAAGAAGATAACCCGGAGAAAGGATGAACAAGACGAGTTGTTGCAAGAGGTCATTGTGCAGATACTTGAGAAAGACAAAGAGCAATTAATGCTGATAAACAAAGAGGGAAAGCTGATTGATTATTGTGCAAAGATTATGTTGATTAATTACAATAGTGGATATTCTAAATACAATTATCAGAGATTGAAGCACAGAAACAATTGCCCACATTCAATAGACTACAAAGATTTTATTGAGTTGTATCACTTTACAAATGACATTCAGCAGACTTATAACCGAGATGAATACATTGAACAAAGACGAGTGATCAACTACATGGAACAGAATAAGAATTTTGATGCTATTGATATTGGATTGATGAAAGCATATTTTGGAGTGCAGTATAATTTTAAAGAAATGTACGAGGAGTTAAAACAGAGTGGTGCAGGTTCATTTAGTTACGGATGGCTGCACAATAGATTGAAACGAGTTAAGAAACTAATGCCAGATAATTTCAGAGAATTATGGAAGAGTTAAAAGAAAATGACATAGGTAAGTTATTGATTCCCGGTGGTTATGAAACTGCCGTAATTGGAGTTGATGAAACAAACAACAGACTTGTAATATCAAAAGATTTGTGTGTTGAGATTTATCTTAATGAAAACAAATCAGATATTGAGGAGGCAATAGAATTTTTAGAATTTAATTTATTCAATTCTTATCTTGGTGAACATACTCCAATATTTATATGGGAACAAAAATTTCACGAAATATCATGGAGGTCATGATAACAGATAAAATAAAACTAAGCAGAGAGGATAATATGGAATTAATGGCAAGGTATGAAGATAACCATTTTAACCTTGCTATTGTTGACCCTCCTTATGGAATTGGTAATTGGGTGCAGACAACAGGCAATGTAAGAGGAAAAGCAATTGAATGGAATGATGATATACCTACTAAGAATTACTTTGATGAATTAAAGAGGGTTTCAAAGGAACAAATAATTTGGGGTGCAAATTATTATAACTGCTTTAACAATAAAGGCGGTGCAATTGTATGGAATAAACAAGTGCCGAGAGATAGCAATATGAGTGTTTGTGAAATAGCGAGTTATTCAAGATTGAAGCGAGTTGATTATGTGCATATAAAATGGCAGAATATAAACAGGAATGAATACACAATTCATCCATGTCAAAAACCAACAAAATTGTATGAATGGCTTTTGATGAACTACGCAAAGCAAGGAGATAAAATACTTGATACACATCTTGGTAGTGGCTCTCTTGCTATTGCTTGTCACAATTTAGGATTTGATTTAACTGCTTGTGAATTGGATGAAGATTATTTCAATGCTGCCTGTAAAAGAATAGAGCATCACACCAAGCAATTAAGAATGTTTTAAAATGGATGAGTTAAAAGCATTGATGTTCTGTTCAACAGTTCCCTTTCTGATAGCTGATTATCTGCCATCATTTATAAAAAAAGTAACTGCACACAAGTATCTGTACTATGTTGGTGCAATCCTGTTGACTCTACTATCTTACAAGCCATTCTCATGTGCAACTTGCTTGTCAATCTGGTTGGCGGTTGCCTATACATTGACATTAAATCAAAATTTTATATTATATATTGGATGCGTACCAATACTGACAGAGGGTATTGAGAGGCATTTAAAACTGTTTAAGCTATGACTTACTATCAACAATTAAAACAATACGATGATATCCTGTTCATGTATCAAAGGACAAAGAGCATGACAAGAGGTAAAGAGAAAGAAATCAATGAGTTGTTTGATCTGTATCAAAAACATTCCGGGAATCAACTTGACAGAGGGTGCAATGTATGTGTTTCAAGAGCAATGCAAAGGATCTGCAATTGGTATTTCACAACAAAGGAATCATACAAAAGCAGAGGTAAAAAGAAATGAGCAGCGAGGTGGATGATAGAAGTGAGAGAGAGGATGATGTTTGGAAGTTCAACAATGCTGATGGAATATTGGTAGGTTCTGATGGGATATTGTATGCTTACTTTAAAACCATATCATACGTCTATATTGATGAAGTAAATGGAGTAGGTTTAAATGATTCAGCAGTTAAAACAATACAAGATGCAAAGAGTGCCGGGCATGAGTTGTATATCAACTTGGATAGCATCTCATTGGATTACGTTGCTTTCCTGTACATTGAGGATGATAATGATTATTTATTGAATTAGATGAGCAGAGAACTAACTATCAAGGAGAGAAAGTTTGCAGAGTTGGTTGTTGAATTAGGCAATCAATCAGAGGCATACAGACAAGCGTATGATGTGACTGATAAGAATGGTGAATGGATAAAAGTCAAGGCAAGTCAGTTGGTTAAAAAGGATAACATAAGCATAACTATCAATGAGTTAAAGCAACAGACTGCTCAAAAACATCAGATTGACAGAGATTGGATTGTCAAGAAATACATCGGAATGGTTGAAACATTTGAGGAGATTAAGAGATTGATGCACCAAGACAAGTTGACCAAGAATGACAAAGAGAAGATTTATGCAATGGCTAATTCTGGATTGCTAAAAGGTAGTGATGCCAAAGGTGCTTTGGATTCTCTTGCAAAGATGTTAGGTATGAATGAGCCAGAGAAAATTGAACAGAGGCAAGAGATAACAATCAACGTCAAACGTAATAGAGATTGATGGATGTCACACCTGTATTTGAACGTAACTATGATGCAACAGAGAAGATTGTTATTAATAGAGGTGGCACAAGGTCAAGCAAAACCTACTCAATTGCTCAACTATCTGCATTGTGGCTAATGACAGGTTGTTATGGTGACAATCAATTCTGTCATGTTGGTACGTGGAGTACAGTCAGAAAGTACAGAACAACATTAGATAATACGGTTGTAAAGGATTTTGAGGAGATACTGAACAACAATGATTACTATAATCAAGTTGAGCATAACAAGACTAAAAAGACATACTCATTCGACAAGAGAGTGGTGCAGTTCATTGGTGCAGATGATGAGCAGAAGTTGAGAGGTTCAAAGCAGAATATACTTTACTGCAATGAGGCAAATGAGTTGAATTATAGAAAGGAGTTCTTTCAGTTATTGATTAGAACAGAGAATAAGATTTATTTGGATTTCAATCCGGATGATGAAGATGTGTGGATTAATACAGAATTAGAACAGAAAAGAAAGCAACAAGAGCAAGACGTTAACGTCATTGTATCGAATTATAAACACAACACATACTTGCCACAATCATTGGTGCAAGAGATTGAATTGTTAGAGAAAACTGATAAGGCATTCTGGCAGATTTATGGATTAGGTGAGTACGGTGTTATAAAAGGGAGAGTATATGAAAATTATGAGTTATGTAGTAGCATCAATAGTGGGTGTGATTTTGTTGCCTTTGGTGGCGATTATGGTTATTCTGTTGATCCTACAACTATTATCGGGGTATGGCGTAAAGGGAATCAGCTATATCTTAGAGAAGTGCTTTACAGGGTTGGCTGCACGAATAGAGATATTGTACAAGAAATTAAAAGCAAAGATATAGATATCAGAGATAAATTCATTTTTGATTCAGCAGAGCCAAAGTCAATTGAGGAGATGTATCGGATGGGGATGAATATTTTTCCGGCAAAGAAAGGAAAGGACAGTATCAACAACGGTATTGATATCTTGAAACGGTTTGATATATTTGTCACAGAGGATTCTCACAACTTGATTAAGGAGTTCAAGAATTACAAATGGGCAATGGACAAGAATGACAGACCAACAGGAAAGCCGGTTGATATGTTTAATCATTGCTTGGATGCAGTCAGATATGTTGCTCTAAATGAGTTGGCATTAAACAACAAGGGAGTGTACAAAGTGAGATAAATGATTATCTTTGTGATATCAACCTTTGGTTAAAAGGTTTGTTTTGTTTTAGTTTTTAAAGAGGGGTATGCAGTTGATTCTGCTACTCCTTTTTTTATGCGTGACAACTTGCAAATAAATTATATTATAACACATGAACATACAAATACCAAAAGATTGGGATGCAGTAACGGTTGGAAACTTTGCGGAGTTGTACCCGGTGCTTTCATCTGATGCAACATTGATTGAGAGAGTGCCTGCATTGTTGTCTGTATTATCTGGTCAACCATTGGATGATATCAAGAAAATAAGCATTGAGGATTATAAACGGTTGAATAAGCATTTGAGTTTCTTAAATGAGTTTGATAAGCTGAAAGAGATGCCAGATACATTCAAGATTGATGGCATTAGGTATCACATTGAAACGGATATCCACAAAATGACAGGCGGTCAGTATATGGATTTGATGCATTTTTTAAAAGAGTGCAACAACTCTGATTTTCTTATCATTCAGAATCTACACAAGATACTAACGTGTGTCGTTATTAGAGATGAGAAGAAAGCATTTGGATGGAAGAAAGGAAAGTATAACGGTGAGTTATTTGCAGAGGTCAGCGAGGCAATTAAGACAAAGATGAGCATCAGATATGCTTATCCTATTGCTCTTTTTTTTTGGAATCTTTGGGCAGAATTAACAAAAAGTATGAACGATTATGGCAACAACCAACTAACAAAAGCAGAGGCAATCTTACAGGAAGTGGCAAAGGACTTGAGCAATGGGGATGGTATGTAACTCTTGACAACATGAGCAATAGCAGACCAGAAACATGGCAGTTTTATTATGAGATGAAGTTGCTTGAGTTCTTAAATCTGTTGTTGTATTACAAGGATAAAGAGGAACACATTGAGAAGATTAGACAGATGAACGAAATGAAAGCAAGAAGATAATTGGCACAACAAGATAAATATCCATTAACAACTGCAAGACTGCAACTGTGGATTAATGTTCGCATAAGACGTATGCAGCAGAAGTTGGCACAAGAAGGTAGCAACAATAGTGGTGCATTACGGCAATCATTAGCTGCAAACTTTAATGATTCAGTTGATGAGAAAGGTGGTATCATCTCCGGGTTAATCATTGCCAAAGATTATTGGGCATTTGTTGATGAGGGTGTTCGTGGTGTTGGTGGTAATTCAGACATCACAAACAATGCAATGCCTAATCAGAATGCAACATCACCATTCAAGTACGATAATAAAAAGCCTCCATTGAGTTGGGGTGCTGATGGAGTCCCAAGAGGCCCGATTGGTGAATGGGTTAGGACTAAAGTAAAGGCAGGTGGTAATGATTTATTTACTGCTTTGAATGTTAGAGAAAGCATCTTTAGGAAAGGAACTAAACCAACATTTTTTGCATCTGATGTCTTAACAGAACAAGCAATCAATGAACTCAATGAGGAGATAGCAGAAACATTACTACAAGACATTGCAAATCAATCTGAACAATAATGGCAATAACAATAATAAATACACCATCTGATTTCGTACCTGTTAACAACAACGTAATCTGGACAGGTTCATCAACCAATGATGCACAACCACAATTCAAGTATCTTGTGGATATCTTCATCAATGCGGTGCAAGTGTACAGATACAAGATTAAAGCAGAGCCAAC